ATGACGGGCATGCCGTATCGTGCTGCGACATCTGCGGCAATTTGTTCTGCGGTCATTGTGCAACCCTCACCAATGCGCGGCGTTGCGGCGTTAGTTCATAAATGGCGGGTGCCTTTGCCCCTTGGCTTGGGCTGGTGACTTCCATTGTTCCATCGCAAAGCATGCTCATCCACATCCCCTTTGCTTTGCCTTTTTCAATTCCCGTCCTAGCCGCAATGTCATCGGCGGTAAGCGGCAAGAATGTTTTACGCGGTTTGCTGTAAAAAGCGCTGGCAATCTTGATTTTGTTTTTGTCGGTCATTTTGCACCTGCGAACATATCTGCGCCATGGGCTGCGGCGTCTTGTAGGTTAAGATTTGCTTGCTCGGCATATTCGCGCTTGAGTTCAAATCCGATGTATTTGCGGCGTGCGCGCAAAGCCTCATATCCAGTTGATCCGATGCCGTTGAATGGGTCCATGACCACATCGCCGGGGCGAGTGTAAAGGCGCAGGCACTTGCGGATTGTATCAAGCTGCAATGGGCAAACGTGTTTTTCATCATTTGCACCTTTTGCCTTGCGGAAACTTCGCAGCACGTTTCCTTGCTGGATATCCATCCAAACTGGGCTTGCAATTTGCTGCCATTCCATCACGTCAAATTCTGCATCCTTGACCAATTCTGCCAGCACATCATCTGGCGGCGTGCCAGCGCAAAGCCCTGCGCGCGTCAATTCATCGAGCCATTCACGGGCAATCTTTACTGCTTCTTTTGTCCCCGGTGCGGCATGTTCAATTGGTCGCTCGTTTGGCGCGTCCTTGCGGAAAAAAAGCATATAGTCTGGCATGCCTGTGCGGTTCATAGCGCTGTCTTTGCGGATCTGCTTGTAAAGCAAACCAAGCGCTTTCGTCCGCTGCATTTCGACTACGGGGTCTTTCCAGATCGTAGCGCGGCCATGATAGATCAAGCCCGCCGCAGAATGCGCGCGGATCAAGTCACCAGAGAAGTCTTGCAATCCAATCGCACCATCGCGGCCTTTGCGCATTGGCAAGTCTGTGCAATGTACGCAAGCGATGCGACCTGGGCGCAGGACGCGGGTTAGAGCCTCGGCGAAAAACCGATATTGATCAATAAACTTATCACCAGCGCCAGCGTTGCCAAGATCGCGCTCGCTATCCGAATAAACGAATAGATCACCGAATGGCGGTGAAAAGATTGCGCAATCAACGCTGCCCTCTGGCATTGCGTGCATGCCTTCGACGCAATCGCTATTGTGCAGCGCCCATCCCAAGCCTTGATATTCAGGTTGTTTTTTCATGTCCATTATCCTTTTGTTACTAGCCATTCTGGAAAAGCAAGATCAAGCGGGCGGTCGTATTTTACCCGGTTTTCAGTTTGATTTTGCGCTCGTTTCATCGCGGCGCTCATGCGCCGTTTCATTTCTTCATGCTTTGCGGCTTTGCCGTGGATCGCCGACCATATCGCGCCTTCGGTATCTGCAATAACGATGTCATTGCGGACTTGTTCGGTTTGCCCGAACCTGTGCGAGCGTCTCACGGCTTGATAATGTTGCTCATAGCTAAAGCTGATCGAGGCAAACACGGCGTGGGCGCAATGTTGCCAATTCACGCCGAACCCGGCCAGCTTTGGCTTTGTGACGATTGCGCGAAAGTCGCCATCAACAAAACCAAGCAATCGGCGCTCTTTTTCTTCTGGCGTCATATCGCCGCGCACTTCCATCGCGCCGGGGATCAACTTTGCAAGCAATGTGCTTTCATCGTTGGTTTCGCACCATACCGTCACGGGCTTATCGTGCGTTGCCAATTCGGCAGCGCGTTCGCACCGTTGCGCCAGTGTAAGCTTTTTCTCGGCGTGAAATGACGTTGCCGACAATTCTGGGATGCGGAACAGATTGCCTTGAGTGTCTTGCGATCGGTCTGCCTCAATCGTGTGCAGCGTGCGCATAACATCCGGCAGGATGTATCCTGTATCATCTCCGCCAAGATCGCTTGGAAGTGTTGCGCAGCGTGACCAGCTTGCAACCCATGACCAGAACGATTCGACAGCGTGACCTTTTAGGCGCCAGTCCTGTGATGCTGTGGACGTGTCGTTGATAAACCACTTCGACAGCATTTCTTGTTGGCGCATGACGCCCAAAAATTCTGCATGGTTTCCAAGTTCCATGTGATCGTTTGGCGACGGTGTAGCTGTTGCGGCGAGTTTGTATGGCGTATCTTTGAAAGCATCCATCAGCATGTTGCGCGTGCGTCCTGCAAACGATTTCAGAATGCTGCTTTCATCGAGGATGATTGCTCCGAATGTTGACGCGTCCAGTTTTGGCAAGCGCTCGTAGTTTGCGACCATGACGCCTGCGCCGACTTCTGATTGCTCGCGGATCTTGCGCGCGTCTATGCCGAATTTATTTCCTTCTCGCACCATCTGCCCGGCCACGGCCAGCGGCGTCAGGATCAGGGACGGCTTTCCTGTTTCGTCGGCGCATTGGCGTGCAAATTCCAATTCGATAAAAGACTTGCCAAGGCCTGTGTCCAAGAACGCGGCGCTTTTGCCTTTTGACAGTGCGAATTCGAGTGCTGCGACTTGGTGCGTTTTGGCGCGCTTATTGATTGGCGCGTGATTGAACCCGGCCATTTGCGGCGCGACTGCGCGGCCTGCTATAAACTCGCGGTATTCATGAATGCTCATCGTGTCGTTTCCTTGTGGATTTGGTTTCTTTATGCAGAATATGCGCGATAAACTTCGACAGCTTCTGCTGATAACTTTCCGGCAATGTTTGTGGCAAAAGCTGCTGCGATACGTTTGCGCTTTGAAACCGATTTAACATCGCGTTCAATTTCAGCAATTACGTCGCGGGCTTGTGTTGCTGTCATCATCGTGTCGTTTCCTTGTGGATTTGGTTTCTTGCTTGGCTTTACCTTATGCAAGCTGCTTGCGCGCTGCAAGAGAAAAATTCGCAGACTTTCAAATAAACATCGTAAACAATGTTTACGCATGGCTGTGTAAGAAAGAAGCCCGCAAGATCAATAGGTTAAGTATACTTTAATCATTTATACTATATATATATACTTATTTTCTAACCTCAAAAACCATCCTTAGATAGTTGTTTAGAGAGTGTATCTATAAGGGTATTTATATGTATATAGGGCTGTTTATGTTTAAATGTGTGTGAATGGCATTTCCGCTTTCAAAATCAAAGCGTTACGTTATAAACACGGCCATTCTAACTTTAAACATTGTGTAGAGTTAGACCCCAAAAACGAAAAAAACGCCCCGAAAGGCGTTTTCTTGACCGTTTGGTAAAACCTTGCAAAGACCTCCAATTATGGCGTGATCGTCACCCACGCCGTCACTGGTTTGCCCCGATGTTTGCGCCCTTTGCTGACTTCATCTACCATCCCTCTGGACCGCATCTTTTCCAAAATCGGCAAAATCGCGGCGGGCTTCATGCGGATCCTGTTGGCCAAAACCGCAATCGTGCAGCCCTTTTCCGGGTCAATAAACGACATCAACCGCGCCGCAATAGACTCCTCCGGCCTATCCTTGGCGTTGTCATTTGCAAAAACCAAAGCAATCTTTGCGTCAATTTCATGCCGCACATATGCGAAAGCCCAACGCACATGATCGGCGGTTCTGACCCCGCCATGAATGCCCAGAATGAAGCTGATCTTGGCAATCATTTCATATGATCGGCGGATCATTGCAACGCTCGCCTCGCCCGTATGCTCGCCCATATCTTCGGCGTATGAATGCAGCCACGACGCCACGTCCAGCAGCATCTTGTCGGCTTCCGGCGTGCTTTCCACTTCTACCATTTCGCCATCATATTCAATCCGCGCCCCGGCTCGATCCATCACATTAAAAGATCCGCCTTTGTATAGCGCGGCAAGCTGCATCTGCATTCCGTCGGACAATGGCGCGCGCTTGAACCCAACCCGCGCCGCTGGATTGATATCCTTTTCGGTGACGATGATTGACCGCCCAACAAATCCCTGCGTTGCCGTTTCGCCGTCCATGATGCCGTCAAACGTGCTTGGCGTTGTAAAGCCCACCAGCGACAAGAAAGGCCGCTCCAGCCCGTTGTCGATCATTCCTAGCATACGCTCGGCGCGGGCGATTGTTTGCGCGTCGCCGTCGTCCTTTGCCCGCCCTAGCGCGCCCATGTATATC